ACAGGGTCACATCGGCGACCCCGACGACCAGTTCCAGGTTGTCTGGACCGGGCGTGTGATCTCCTGCGCCCGCCGTGGCAGCAAGGCCGAGTTCACCTGCGAGCCGGTCTCCACGGGGCTGCGGCGTAACGGGCTTCGGCGTCGCTACCAGTACGGTTGCCCGCACGTCCTCTACGGGCCGGAGTGCCGGGCATCAAAGGTGGCCGCAACATCGCAGACGACCGTGGTGTCAATCTCCGGCGCCCGAGTCACGTTGCCGACCGGCTGGACGACGCGCGGCGACAAATATGCCGGCGGCCTGTTCGAGTGGACCAACGACATCGGTGGTCGCGAAATCCGCACCATTCTGAAGGTCGAGAATGGCGGCGCGACCCTGCTGCTCGGCGGAACGACGCAGGGTCTGGCGGTGGGCGATACCGTCGATGTGATCCTCGGCTGCAACCACAAGGCGGGCATCGCGGCACAACCGGATGGGGATTGCGGGCCGCTGCACAACAACATCTTGAATTTCGGCGGAATGCCATATATTCCGCTCAAGAACCCGGTATCCTACGGCGTGAACCAATATTACGGCGGTTGATCTGACCGCACTGCTTCCGCCGTCAACCGATTCGTGATAGGTCACTAAACATGGTCGCATGGTTCATCCCGCTGCTGATTAGCGTCGCGCTGTCGGTCATCTCGTATCTGATCCAGCCGCGACCGAAAGCGCCGAAGCCGGAAGCCGCCAAGGACGCGGAAAACCCGACTGCGGAAGCCGGTCGCGAGATTCCGGTCCTGTTCGGCACCATGACCATCAAGGGGCCGAACGTCTTGGATTTCACCGACAAGTCGATCCGTAACTATCGGGTGAAAGCGTGATCTATCCTGAACGCATCACGATCCGCGACACCACGGCAGCCGGTTACTGCGTCAGCGGGACGCGGCGCTGGTTCGAGGCGCACGGACTCGATTTCGCCGATTTCAAGCGCAACGGCATCCGTACCGAGGATCTGCTGGCGACCGAGGACGCCTGCGCCGAGATCGTCGTGAACAAGACCGTGGAGCGCCTGAACAATGGGTAAGGGCGGCGGCTCTCAGCAGCTAGAGGTCAACGAATACCAGATGTCAATCCACTTCGGCATCTGTGCCGAGCTGGACGCGATCACCGGGATCTACGTCGGCGAAAAGCAGGCGTGGACGGGCGACATCAGCGCCCTGCAGGCGTTTACGGTATCAGCACCCGAACTATTCGGCGGGCAGAAGAAGGAAGGCGGCGTCGGTGGCGTCTGTTACTTCCTGCCCGGACGTGAAGATCAGGTCATGCCGAGCAACCTGGCAGCCAAGCGCGGGCTGACCAGTAGCACGCATCCGGCGTATCGTGGCCTCGCCAGCATCTACATGACCGGTAGCGGCAGCGCGGAAGGCTTCTGGTGGGGCAACATCGCGTACATGCAAGGTGTCTGGTTCCGCTGCCGTCGCGCCCCTAGGGGGCTCGCCCCCGTCTACGCGATGATCGGCAACCGCGTTGAGGCGACCTTTGCGGGCTTCCAGGTGACTGTGGGCGGCAGCACGGCGACCCTGTCGAACGGTGTTCCCGCCATCGTCGGCGGACACACGGTCAGCTATAGCCGCAACCCGTCCTCGCAGACCGATGTCTACACGCTCGACGGCATCGTCATCACCTTCGCCCAGAACGGCGGTGGCACCGATGGCGAGTCACCGAGCATCACGGTCATCGGGCAGACCGTCACGAATACGGGCGGAACGCTGACGGTCAACGGCATCACCATCGAACAGGGCGGCGGCACCGTCAAATTCAGCTTCGGGTCTGCCGGACAGGACGCGAACCCGGCGCACATCATCTATGAGTGCCTGACCAACACGTCCTGGGGGATGGGCGCCACTGATGACGTGATCGACCGGCAGAATTTCGAGGAAACAGCGCGAACGCTCTACCACGAAGGCTTCGGCCTTTCGCTGCTGTGGACGCGCGAGTCCAGTATCCAGAACTTCATCAGTGAAATCCTCGACCACATTCAGGCCGCGCTCTACGTCGATCCATCAACCGGGAAGCTGACGATCAAGCTGTTCCGCGACGATTATGATCGCGACCTGCTGCCGCTGATCAACGAAGACAACGCCGACCTGTCGAACTATCAGCGCAAGCTCTGGGGCGAGACGGTCAACGAGATCGTCGTGACGTGGACCAATCCCGTCAACGAGCAGGAAGAAACCGTCACCTTCCAGGATCTCGGCAACATCACCGTGCAAGGCGGTGTCGTGTCGTCGAGCCGGAACTACTACGGCATCCGCAACGCCGCGCTGGCGCAGCGAGTCGCGCAGCGCGATGCCCGGCAGTCGGCAGCACCGCTCGCCAGTGTCGAGGCCGATCTGGACCGGACGCAGTGGAACCTGCGTCCCGGCAGCGTCGTCCGGCTGACCTGGCCGGAGTATGACATCGTCAATCTGGTGATGCGCGTCACCAACATCGACTACGGAAAGACCGGCAGCCCGACGATCCGAGTCACGCTGCTCGAAGACATCTTCAGCCTCGAAGACGCAGCCTACAACTCGGCTCCCGAAACGGGCTGGATCAATCCTGCCGCCGATCCGACTCCGATGGATTATGTCCGCGTCATCACGTCGCCGGCATATTTCTCGACCCGCCGTTTGTCGGCCGCCGACGTAGCCGCGCTCGAATATCCCAACGTGCTGGTCAACATCCTCGCCAGCAGTGCGAACCGGGATGCCAATTTCTACGAGCTGGTCGGCCAGTCGGTGCTGCCGAACGGCACCACGGTGGCCGAGGAACTGGGCACCCGGACTCCGATCGGCTACGCGGCAATCCCGACTGCATTGCCCGAGGAAGCCACCACGGTGGTCCCGTCGTTCGGCAATGTCGTCGGCGGAATCGTACCTACTCCGGCGGGATTCTGTTTCATCGGCAACGCCAGCGAACGGATCATGGAGATCGCGCTGATTGAGTCGGTGTCGGACGCGGGGTGGGTGCTTCGCCGCGGCGTCCTCGATACCGTGCCGCGCGCGTGGCCGGCGGGAACCGGTATCTGGTTCTACGACATTCGCTTCGACTTCTTCGACAACGAGACCTACGGCGACGGCGAAACCGTCAACTACAAGCTCTTGACCATGACTTCCAAGGGCCGGTTGCCGCTGAACTCGGCACCGATCAACGGGACCGTGCTGACGGCGCGACCGCACCTGCCGAACCGTCCGGCGAATGTGGTTGTCGGCGGTGTGGCCTTCGGCCCGGTCGATCTGACGGCATCATCCCCGACCTCGGTCACCGTCACCTGGGCGAACCGCAACCGGACGATGGAGGACGGCGTCGTTGTCAAGTGGGATGATGCCAACGTCATCCCCGAGCCCGGACAGACCACGACCATTCGCGTCGTCGCCACTGACGGCACTGTGCTGGCAACGCACGCCGGGCTGACGGGCACCAGCCACACCCTGCCGGTGTCTGACTGGGGGACCAATTACGAGGCCGATGTCGTCGTCTCGGCGGCCCGTGACGGGTTCGAGTCGCTGCAGTCGACGGTGCGGCGCGTTCGTGTCCGGGCACCGGGTTATGGCGACGGCTACACCCCGCCGCCGGTCGAGCCGCCGCCACCGCCGCCCGATGCCCCCTACGATCCCGGTAACGCCTTCCCCGATCCGTGGGAACCGCCGTGCCTCGCGCTTGGCGCCCGCTATCTGCTCGCCAACGCCGATCGCACCGGTCCCGGCGAAACCTGTCGCGGTGACGAACTGGTTGCCGGCGAGACGTGGCTGTGGACCCGTCACATCGAAACCGGCGAGTGGGGCGCCTACCAGGTCGGTTCCGTGTCGCTGCATGAACAGCAAATCGTCTATGCGGCGCCTGGGTTGCCGATCGGTACGCCCGCCCATTTGTTCTGGCTGCCGCAGGGCTGGCGCCGGCTGCGCCTCATCGGAAAACCCTGCGGCCGCGCGACCGTCGCCAAGGTCACCGTTCCCGACGCGACCACCTACACCACCGTCAATCCGGACGGCTCGTGGGTTGTCAGTCACAACGTCAAGCTGAACGTCAAGCTGACACCTTAAGGAATCCGAAGATGCCATCACGCACATTGCCCGGTGTCGGGCTCACTGGTTTCTGGGACCGCGGTGCCGACTACAAGGCCGGCATGGACGACAACCTCCTGAAGCTGTCGGCACTGTCGCAACTGGTCGTCGAGTCGCGAACCACGTC